ATGAACAGAACCGAAATCCCCCGCGACAACAACGTCCGCTGGGAGTGGATCAAATACCAGCTCCGTGCCAGGGGGTCGTCCCTGGCTGAGGTGGCCCGCTCCCTCGACGTCTCCAGCCCGGCAGTCAAAAACGCCAAGCTGACTCCCTACCCTCGGGTAGAGCGCGCCATCGCTGCTGTACTCGACCTCAGCCCGCTAGTGCTGTGGCCAGAGCGCTGGCTAGACGACGAGAATCCGAAGCGGCAACGGCCGAATCGCTCGGAGACCTTGCAGGCATATGTCAGACATATGCCAGGTGCTGAGGAAAATACCAGATACGCTGACCAAGCGCAGCGTAAAGCCGGCGCGGGGGCTTGAACATGGCCCGCCGCAAAGACGATCGAACGCTGGACATCTTCGATGTTCCGCAGCCGGCCCTCGCTATACCTGGTGAGTGCAACTACGCCGCTCAAGTCAGCGAACTGGTCAGCGAAATTCTGAAGGCTTGCGACCTTGACCGTTACGAGGTCGCCGCCCGGATGTCGCGCCTGTCCGGCGATGACGTGAGCAAGAACATGCTCGACGCCTGGTCGAGTCCCGCCCGAACTGATCACAACTTGCCTTTCTACCGCGCCGCCCTTCTGGAGGACGTCTGCGCGAGCCATCTGCTGACCAACTGGCTGGTCGATGTACGTGGCGGCCGCGTGGCTTACGGCCGCGATGCACTGCTCGCCGAACTGGGCCGCCTTGAGCGGACCCGCGAGGAAGCGAGCCGGCAGGCACGTGAACTCAAGCGACTTATGGGAGGTATCTGATGATCAAGCTTATTACTCGTCCAATTCGGGACGCTGTTCGTCGCTGGGTTCGTGAGGAGTTGGCCCTGGTGCAGGCTGAGGAGTATCGCCAGGCCGAGGCTCACGCTGAACGTCTCCTCCAGAACCGTCCGGCCCGTGAGCCGAATCTTTCCGACGTGGCGCGGGAACCGCTCGCAGCAGAGGTCGCGGCCTGGCTGAAGGAAAATCCAGCGTCCCCTCAGGCGGTTTGGAGAGAACGTCGTCTCGCACGCGCTGCAAGAGCTTTGCGGAGGGAGAACCCAAGTCACGACGAAGAATCAGCCATTTGTCGAGGGTGTGATCAATGAGTCGGGAAAAAAGTCTCGGCCTGATCGATGTGGATTGCAGCAGTGCGAACACCACTTCAGATAATGCCTCGTTCATTTCTTCAAGCCGGCCGAGTGACTCTGTCAGATCGTCCAGTTCTTCCTGCAATTCGCGAAACTCTTCTTCGCTGATCATGCCTGCGCCCTCCAAAACGGCTGACAGTATTGAATCCATCGCGCTCGGGCAAGCACAGCTTGACGCTATACATCGCCCGCTTCTCGACGATCTCCGCCATGCCGCCGAGTTCTTCAACTCGGTCGATGGCGACCACGCTTCAGTCTTCAACGGCAGCAGACAGATTGCAGCCGAATGGCTGGAAACTGCCGCTCTCGCCCTTGGTAACGCCCTGATCGCCCAACACGAGGCTACTGGAGGCGGCCATGAGTGAGTGGTTCAGCCCTCAACAACTTGCGGGTATGCCTGGCCTCGGTTCAACAGTACGAGCTGTTCAGTTGCGCGCCAAGCGTGAAGGCTGGACCAGCCAGCGTAGAGTCGGCACTAAAGCGATGGAGTACCACGTTTCGGCCCTGCCGAAAGAAACCCGCGCCGCACTGCTGAACGCCGCCCTGGGCGAGGTGGCCACCAAGGTGGTCCGCCAGGAGACGCAGTTGGCCCTGGTCGAAACCAACCGCCAGCAGCTGGTCGCCGATGCTCGGCAGGGGGTGCTGCACGCCCTGGACCTGATGATGGCCCGCACCGGCTACAGCCGGAAACGCTCCATCACCCTGATGCTGGACATGGCGCGCCTCGGCCAGGTCGAGCCGCAGCTGCTCGCGATGCTCAAGATGGCCCGCGATCCTCGCGGCCGCCCGAGCGCGGATGGCCTGCCGAGCGTGCGCAGCCTGGAGCGCTTCCTGGACCAGGCCGAGCGTGGCGCCCTGGTGCCGAAGGTCCGCCGCCCGGACATGAGCGTTCCCGACTGGGCGCCGGCCTTCATGACGATCTACCAGGGGCCGGAGAAGCGCAGCGCCCGCGCTGCCCATGCACTGCTGGAGAAGCACTGGCAGGGGCAAATGCCCAGCCTGGACCAGGTCTATGCGTTCCTGCGCAAGGTCGGCAACGTCAGCCGCGAGGTCGGGCGCATGGGTGAGCATGAAATCAAGGCACTGCGCCCGTTCATTCGCCGCGACTTCACCAAGCTGCTGCCGACCGACGTCTATTCCTGCGACGGCCACACGTTCGACGCCGAGGTCCAGCACCCGATGCACGGCCGGCCCTTCCGGCCGGAAATCACCACCATCATCGACATCCGTACCCGTCGAATTCCGGGCTGGTCCACCGGCCTGGCCGAGTCGGCCCTGGTGGTGGTCGATGCCTTGCGCGACGCCTGCACCAAGGGCGGCATCCCGGCCATCTTCTACGTTGACAACGGCTCGGGCTACGTCAACCACATGATGCGCGACGAGGCGGTCGGCCTTATGGGCCGCCTGGGCATCGATATGAAGAACAGCCTGCCATACAACAGCCAGGCGCGGGGCGTGATCGAGCGCGTCCACCAGAGCCTGTGGATTCGCGCCGCCAAGGAACTGCCCGGCTACATCGGCGCCGACATGGACCGCCAGGCCAAGCTGGCCGCCTTCAAGCTGACGCGCCGGGCCATCGCCAAGGGCGGCACCATGCCGCTGATGTCTTGGGAATCTTTTGTCGCGTTCTGCGAACAGCAGATTGCCGAGTACAACGACCGGCCGCACAGCAGCTTGCCGCGCATCGTTGACCCGAACACCGGCCGCCGCCGCCACATGACCCCCAACGAGGCCTGGGCGCTGCACGAAGCGGAGGGTTTCAGCCCGATGCGCGTCACCGACGACGAGGCCCGGCCGCTGTTCCGGCCCCAGGTGCTGCGCACCGTCCGCCGCTGCGAACTGGAGTTCATCGGCAACCGCTACTTCGCCCGCGAGCTGGAGGAATTCCACGGCGACCAGGTGGCCGTGGGCTACGACATCCACGACGCCAGCAAGGTATGGGTCTACGACGGCGAGGGCCGCTTCCTCTGCACCGCAGAGCTGAACGGCAACAGCCGCGACTACATGCCGGCATCGTATGTCGAGCGTGCCCGCGAGAAACGCGCAGAGGCCCGCGAGAAGCGCGCCCTGGCTCACCTCGACGAGATTCGCGCCGAGCGTGACGGCGGGTATGCCCTGGAAATGGATGCGCCGCTGTCCATCCCCGGCCTCGGCACAATCACCCCCGAGCAACTCCGGTCGCGCAGCGCCGCGACCCTTGAAGTGCAGGCCGAGCGGATCGACGAACCGCGCCCGGCCGCAGCCACCACCCAAGCCACCACTGCCCAGGTCTTCACCCTGCCGACCGCTCCCGCCCAGCGCTACCGGCAGTGGTGCGAGCTGGCCGAGCGGCAGCGCTCCGGCCAACCCATCGAGCCGGACGCCGCCCAGTGGTTCGAGGTTTACCCCAAATCCAAAGAATTCGCCGCCCAGCAGCGGCAAGCATGAAAGGAGCTGTATTCATGACCACCCCGAAAACCACCCAACTGGCCAATGGCATGGCCGACATCGCCAACATCGCCCTTTGCGATATCGCCCTGGAGAAAGCGCTGTCGCGTACCTCCACGTTGCCCGGCCTGGTCTGCTTCTACGGCCCGTCCGGCTTCGGCAAATCCGTTTCGGCCGCCTGGGTCGCCAATCGCCGCCGCGCCTACTACGTCCAGGCCAAAAGCGTCTGGACCCGCAAGCACACGCTGAAGTCGATCCTGGGCGAAATGGGCATCAAGCCGGCCGGCACGATCCCGGAAATGGCCGACCAGATAGCCGAGGAACTGGCCGCCAGCGGCCGCCCGCTGATCATCGACGAAATGGACCACCTGGTCGCCTCTGGCCAGGTCGAGCTGATTCGCGACCTGTACGAGTCCAGCCAAGCCTCCATCTTGCTGATCGGCGAGGAAATGCTGCCGACCAAGCTGAAGAAGTTCGAACGCTTCCATGGCCGCGTGCTGAGCTGGGTTCCGGCCCAGCCAGTGTCCCTGGAGGACGCCCGCAACCTGGCGCCGGTCTACAGCCCCGGAGTGGCTATCGCTGACGATCTGCTCGCGCACCTGGTGAAGAAGTCCCTGGGCTCTGTCCGTCGCGTCGCGGTGAACCTGGAGCAGTTGGCCGAGGCCGCCACCGTTCAGGGCCGGCGCGAGCTGGAACTGGCCGACCTCCAGCGCCTGAACCTGGAGCTGTACACCGGTGCGGCCCCGAGCCCGAGGACTTCGAAATGAGCCTCGGCAAAAACCCGGCTCACCTGTCCATGGTCGGGGGCAAGAGCCCCCGCCAGCAGATGTGGGAAGTCATCCGGGCCAACCGCGAAGAGTTCACCGTCTACCGCGTGGCGCGCCGCTCCAACCAGCACGACAAGACTGTCGAGAAGTATGTCGCCTGCCTGCGCCTGGGCGGCTACGTCGAGGCGATCCGCGGATTCAAGCGCGGCGAAGAGGTCGTGTTTCAGCTGATCCGCGACAACGGCGTCGAGGCACCGAACCTGAACGCCGATGGCAAGCCATCCCAGCAGGGATACACCACCGAGGCGGTCTGGCGGACGTTGCGAATCCTCGGTCCAGCGACCCCGGAGCAGATCGCCGCATCGGTGGCGGCCTCGGGCACGACCGTCTCGCCCAGCACCGTTCAGCGCTACTTCATCGACCTCCAAAACGCCGGATACCTGACCCGCAACGGCCGCCATTACGCCCTCAAGCCAGGCCGCTACACCGGCCCTCGGCCGCCCATCGTCCAGCGCGAGACGCGCCGCCAGGTCTACGACCCGAACCTTGACCAGGTCATGTGGAGTTCGCACGGCGAGTACCAGCACAACCGGAGTCGTTCGCGGGGCGCTGCCCAGGCTGGCGTGGCGGATACCGAAGAAAACAACGAATCAGGCGGCTGAAGCCGTGATGAAGACGGTGCCGAGGGGTGGCCGCCCCTCGACACCTACCACCACCCGGAAGGAGAGGAGCCATGCAAATGCATGCACAGCAAGGCGGTAGCGCCGCGAAGGCTAGCACAAGCCACTTTCGCGGCACTACGAACATTGAGGAGTACATCCGCGACATGGCGAGCCGTGGGTTCAGTCGTCGGGCCGTGAGTAAGGCCCTGGGTATGCAGTCGCGGAAGTTTAAGGAACTCCTGGAACTCCTGCCAGAAATGGACTGGGTGCCTCCTTGTCAGTCGTGGGACCGCCTGCGCGCTGACCAGGAGAAGAAGGGACGCAAGTGTCCGATGACAGAGGGGCGTCTGCGCTCGATTGTCGCGGCGAGGCGCGCCGCGATGGCAAAACACACCCGCTACACCGCGTTTGGTGTAACAGCCACCTTGCCGGAGCTGGTGAGCCAGTTCGGCCAGGTCACCGCCGCCACCGTGCGCATGCGGTTGGCCAAGGGAATGCCTCTGGAGCAGGCCCTTGCCTCCGTGCGCAGCGATCCTTGTGGAAGGAAGGTCGCTGATAGCCATCCCTGGAAACAGGAGGCGCACCAGGGGGCTATCAATCACCTTGAGCGTCAAACCGCTGCAATGCAGGAACGCGTTCAGGGGGAGCGCCTGGACCGGGCGGCCTCACTGCTGAGCCAGGAGGTGCCGCCATGCGCCGAACACTGATCCCCATCGGCATCTTCCTGGCCCTCGGCCTACTGCTGATCCTGGCCGGTGATGCCCTGATGCTCGGCCGCCGCCTCATTGCCTGGCAGTGGGGGTGCTGATGGAACGCGCAATCGATCTGTCGGCCTGGGGCGAGCGTCCGCCTGTCTTCGTCCAGCTGCTCGCCGCTGAGGTGGCCCGCAGCAGCCAGACGAAAGCCGGCGAGGCAATCGGCATGAGCCGTTCGACCGTCAGCACCATCCTCGCCAACCGCTACCCGTCGCCCTCGACGATCCGCGTCGAGCGCCGCGTCCTGGCCGCGCTGAGCCGTATTGAGTGCCCGGCCTTGGGCGAGGCGGTGACCTCGGTCGAGTGCAGCGAGTACCTCCAGCGGCCGGCGCCGCTGAACAACCCCGTCGCGATGCGCTGCTGGAAAGCGTGCCGCGCCTGTCCACGCAACCCGCATACCGCCCCCATGAAACGAGAGGAACAAGGCCATGAGAACCGCATTGCCCTTGAAAGTCTTGACGCCTGACTTGGCCCTGAGCCTGCGCACCTTCAACGATGCCGCCCGGTTGCTCCAGCGCATGGGGGTTCGCCTGCATCGCCTGGAGCCGACAGAGGGGCGCGTGACCATTGCCGCAGATGACGCCCGCCAGCTCCTGGAGAAAGGCTACCTGATGGGTTTCCAGCGTGACGCCTCGGCCGGCAGCACCCGTTATATCACCCGCTTCCAGGGCATCACCCTGGCCTGGAGCGAACCGATCAGCTACCGCGACTTCGCCGGCAGCAAACCCGTAATTCACTGAAAAGGACTACCCCATGAACGACGTACATATCCCCGAGGGCTACCGGATGGACGGGCAAAAGCGCCTGATCCCGGAGGCCACCATCAAGCCCGTTGACCTGGCCCGCGACCAGTTGGTTATGGAGCTGGTGGGCAAGGCCAAGGCAGTCCAGAGCGAGCTGGCCCGCTTCAAGGCTTCCGCGTTCGGCGACATCGACGCTTTCGTCGATCTGTCGGTCGAGCAGTACGGCACCAAGCTTGGAGGCAAGAAAGGGAACGTCTCCCTCCTGAGCTTCGATGGCCGCTACATGATCAAGAAAGCGATCCAGGAAACCATCCAGTTCGACGAGCGTATCCAGGCCGCCCGCGAGCTGATCGAGGAATGCCTTCGCGACTGGACCCAGGGCGCCAGGCCCGAAGTGGTCACCCTGGTAACCAACGCTTTCCGCACTGACACGAAGGGCGAAATCCGTACCGCCCGAGTGCTCGCCCTGCGCCGCCTGGACATCCAAGACGAGCGCTGGCTGCGAGCCATGAATGCGATTGGCGACGCCTGCCAGGCGGTGGGTTCCAAGGCCTACATCCGCGTCTATGAACGGGTCGGCGACAGCGACCAGTACCAGCAGATCAGCCTCGATATGGCGGGGGTGTGATATGGCCCGCAACCGCGCGCAACAGCTGTGCATCGTCACCTTGGACTATCAGCGTTTCCTGTTACCCCAGGCTGATGCACTCAAGCTGATAGACATCATGAGTCGAGCCGCAGAGGTTCAGGCCGACTACGCCTCTGGAGCTGGGTTCAAGTACACCGTCGGCGAAGCGCCGGAAGTCGAGTTGACGGTAGTGCGCCCCAGTCAATTGGTCATGCCGCAGGCCGAGCCGGCCCCAGCTACACCACGCGCTCGCCGGAAGTCTCCG